TGTCCCACTTCGTATTCTACGGCCTCTGGTCGATTCTCTCTGGGAAACCAGGAAGAAATCACCGACGGTCCGAGTACAAAAGGTCGGTCAAACAATGCTAACCAACTAGTACCTAAACCGTCCCGCAAACTGTCACCTATATGAGCGTAAAGTTCTTTAGGAATACGATCTGACGCATTTGATAGATCCGCGTAACCATAGAAGTTATGTTTGACCTGCCATAATGATTTGGCCTTGTCAGAAACTTTATCATGATTAAACGTGCAATCTTCTTTAATGCTCTGCAAAAGCAACATTAAATCTTCATGCAACGGACCCAGTATTGTTTGGGTTAAAGTATCTACGATCGCGAAGACTCGCGGCTTCAGTTTTCCTCCCTCGAATTTTAGAGAAATCTTTCCGAGGCAGGGTTTATCTTTAAGAGTTTCAGAAAGGTCTTGGAACGGACTTAATTGTTCTTCCAACCATTCATCATTATCTCCTTCATAATAAACCTCAAGGAAATCTAGGAGTTGTTCTTCTAAGCCACTATCGCAGATAGCAGCTCTATCCTTCGGAAAAGAGAAATATGATGTTCCGTTTGGACTAGACTTCATTGATAACTGTAACTTTGGTACAACATGCGTCTGTATTTTTTGGCTCATTTGTTCAGAAGCTTCTTGGCCAATCTCGGGTTGTGAAATAAAACCACGATCTGATTTTGCCACGAAAGCTGCAACATCCGTTACAACCTTCTTGAAGCGACTGTCTTTATTACCATTAAATTTTGTGGTGATACTGCTTAGGTTTGTCCTGGTTGGGATCACTAGGAAACGCCGAGTGCTACATAAGGTCAACACATAGCGCTTCAGTTGGATATCATTGTTAATCAAACAACCGCGTTTAAGCCTCTTGTCTAATCACTTTGGTCATCCGGTGTGATCTTTGCCTATCGAAACCTTCTCATGTTCTAGCGTTCCATCAATATTCAAGAAAAGTTGTTCAAGTGACTCCGAAGTGCCCTTGAGGTACCGAAGAAGATACTCCGGACCCTTTTCTTTGTATAGATGAAGGATGTAGCAAATGTCTTTATGAATCTGCTCTTCCGGGACACTAGGTAGTAAATGTGGAAGTGTCGTTTTAATCAATAAAGAAAACTTTTCAAAATTCTCATTTAGTTTACTTATTTTTCTAACTTTATGGGGATTACGGGCTAATTTATTTGTGCCCTTTGCCATATGTTTTCTCGTTGAATTCGAAGAGGAACGACTCCCCTTCGGGGTGGTCTGTTTATTTTCGTTTAGAATTGACACGTTTGTGCCAATGTAGTTGTTTATTTTAAGATTACATTGATAATTCATTTTTATCCGACCTGTTTCACTTGTGAAACAGGTAGTCCATGGGACTGATTAAGAGCCTTGCTGGGATCAATTCCTGC